CTAGTTTATCGGTGGACGAACCAGTCCACATCGAATCCGTATCGCTTGTGGCCGGTGTCCGGGTCGGTGCTCTCTCCATTCCAGCCAACTATGTGAGCGTGCGGCTCGATCGCATTGCGGAGAGCCTGTGCTACCTCCCGGGCTGAGCTGCCTCGGTCGGCGTAGACATCAACCTGGATGGTGAATTGATCGATGTCCGGCGCCTGCCCGAGATAGTTATCAGGCAGGCCAGTTATCGTCTGCCAGACTGCATACGGCAGGGTGACGCCCTGAGGTGCTTCACCGAACGGGAAAAGGCGCGTTGGAGCGGTGCCAAGCAAAGCGGTGACATTCGTATCTGCAGCGCAGACCTGGAAGATAGGCGGATTCATGTCTTATCGCTCGGACGCAGCTGGTTAATGCGCTCAACCGCTTCTTCGTGAGAACACTCTTCGGGATAGATCCCGCCGATGTATACGTGGCCGGCTACCTGCTCAAGGTTCTCAATCTCTCGAACATGGACCACCAGGTGCGCGGTGACAACGTCATTCGGTTCAATGTCGATGATGCAGCGCGTAACACCTTTAATCTCGGTGCCGTCCTCGGTGAGGATCCGGGTTCCGTGTCCTGCTTTAGGGGCTTTGCCGTCAGGAAGAATGACTTTAATGCTCATTTCGCCGCCTTCTTTTTCGCTTGCCGGAGAACCCGATCGATCTTTTTGCTGTACTGCCTGACAAATTCGTCAGCCGCCGCTTGCCCAGCCTGAGACGGAACGGGACGGAAGATCGGTTGTGCGCCCATGTTTTCGGTACCGAATTCAAGCAAGCGCCAATACCAGGTGTCGCCGCCAGGATTTCCTTTGTCGCCATCGGTTCGGTAGGACTGGCCAGCCCTGCCTTTACGCACGTTCTCTCTGGTGTTGGCATACTGTCTGGCCCCACCAAGAACGCCGACACGGAACTTCATGTTGCCGGTCTTCCTGAAGGTGCGGCCAGACCAACGCTCGACAATATTGTCCGCGATGCTCTCTGGGGTCTGGGGATCGTCGACTCGTTCTGCGTTGGCCCGAGCCTGATCCCTTAGTACTTGAGCCGCACGCCGGAGAGCAAACCGGCCGCCCTTGCGCTTCATGTCGAACTCAAGGCCATCCAGCTTGCCGAGCAGTTCCGGCAGACCGTTGAATTCATAGTTCACGCCATCAGCTGCCATCGTTTACACCTTCGCTGTAGGGCAGGGTCAGGTGCTCCCGCCCGCTTCGGTCGTCAGGCAGAACGCCTTCGATGTTGAAGATCTGGCCCTTGTGAACAATACGCATCGTTGCGTCGATACCAGGCCGGTACCGAATTTGGAATTCACCGGTGACCTCAGACTGGCCAGCGCGGGACTGCTTGAATTCGCGGGCGCTGGAAGGCCGTTTAGCAGCCCATACAGTAGCCACGACCTCCCAGCCCGGGATCATCTCTCCGGTTGCGGGATCCTGAGTCTGGCCAGGCTTTTCAATAGTGATTCTGTGCCGCAGCTGGCCGGCTCTCATCTCACTCTACCCGGTCGTATTTCTTCAGGCGGTCGTATTCGCCCTGGGTCATCGACATGGTCTCGCCGGCTTCCTTGCAGATGCCGCCTCGGCAATGGCGGGTTTTCAGCGTGGCCTCAACCATCCGAGCTTTCGTCCTGGCGGCAGGATTTCCTTCCTGTTCTTCGGATCCTGCAGTCTCGGATTGTGGCTCTGCTGCCTGTTGGGTCTCGAGCTCAGTCTGCTCACTGCCGGCCGCTTCTGGCTGATTTTCAGCCTCAGAGGTTTCGACCTGTTCAGGATCGACTGGCTTTTGCTCTGTCGCCTGGTCCTGCTTTGTCTTGCTGGGTTTGCGTGCCATGAGTTATTCCTCGCTACGCGAAATGAAAGTGGCGGTACGGCGAAATCAAAGCCTCGACCGCCATGGGCAATTCAGAGGTTATGGTCACTACAACAACGCTCTCCCGGTTGACGTACCAGTGGCCGATCAGCAGAAGCATGGCCGTGGTGATGTCGTCATCCAGAACCAGGGCGTCTTCGTCGGTTATCTCACCTGTATCCGGATCCTTCGGTATCTCTGCCGCCGTGGCATAGAGCGTGCGGCCGGTGTGGTTTTCGACAAGGCGCTGGGCTGCGGTTGAGTAGGTTTCGAGCAGTGTGTCGTCTTCGACAAAGTCCGGCTCGAGCCGGACGTGTTGCTTGATAATGTCCAGCTCGAGCATATCGGCTCCGTCAGTTCAGGGGCCGCACAAGGCGGCCCGGTGAATTAAGTCGCTGCGCCCTGCAGTGCCTTGATCGCGGCGGTGTCCTGCAGCACACAATCAAAGCGATGGAAGGCGAGGAAGCCGGTCTGGTCGAACTCGGCGTAACGCTCAACCAGGCGCTTAAGAACCATGTACCGGACTCGACGAATCACGAACTGGTTGAAGTCGCCGCCGTACATGAACTTATTGTTCACGCCGATATCGGCGATGCCCTGGTCCACGAAGTAGGGCACGTTAAGCACGGTGGCTGGCGCCGCACCGGAGACTGCTGGCAGCCACAGAGGACGGCCCTGCAGGTCTTCCATCTCAGTCAGCATCTTCAGGGTGTTGTCGTTGAAGCCGAGGCGGAAATTCGCAGCGCGGCGGTAAGCCGGGTCGATGCTGTGAATCAGCCCGTTCACTTCTTGCCAGGTGAACTCGCTGGAGCTCGCGGCGGTTGTGGTCCCGGTAACCGATGCTTGCAGGCCAGTGGGCTGCTCAGGAGTGCCTGCTCCGGTTCCCTGCACCAGGTATTTGGCCTCACCGCGGCCCAGGCGCTGGCCAATGCGACCAGACAGGAATGCCTGGATGTTGATGCCGCTGTCGTTCAGGAGCTCATTGGACACACGGATAACCTTGGAACTCAGCTTTTTGGCGCCCAAGCTGGCCATGCCGAAGGTTACGTCGCCTTCGCTGGTTTCGGTGTTTTCACCCAGAAGCTCGCCTTCTTCAGCGGTACCGTCGCTGGTCGGCCAATCGATGGTATGTCCGGAATCGGTGTTCAGGATCTGCGAAACGCTGGCCAGGCCTCCATAGTCCTTCATGGACTCGTGGATCATGTTGAGCATTTCGACCGGCACGGTATAGCCGCCCTTCTCATCCGGAGACGTTCCCTGAGCACGCATCTCCCGAATGATCTGGCGCTGTTCGGGGCTGATCTCCTGCATGCCTTGCCGGATAAAGGCATCGAAAGCCTGAGCACGCTGCTCATCAACGGACTGGCCACCGCGCTCTTCATTGTCCAGGTTGTCGCGGTACTCTTCTTCGTTCTCCTCAACGAAACGCTGATCGGCATCGCGCAGGGCTTCTTCGCGCTTGATCTGCTCGTCCAGACCGTCGAGCTTCTGTTTCCAGTCGCTCCACTGGCTGCGCTGCTCGTCAGTCCAGGTGGTGTCGCCGATCTTGTCATGCAGGTTGCGCATGTTCCGGGCGAGCTCGTTGTACGCTTGCTTCAATTCATGGAGTTTCATAGTGCTGTGCCCTCCGGGGCGGTAGTAGGTTCAGGCGTGGATGAGTTCAAGGAAGCGCTCGCGGGCGCGGCGCTGATTGATGGCACGCTGGGCGAGACCCTTGATCTCTTCACAGCGAGCCTCGAGGGAGCGCTTTGCAGCGCCCGCATCCGGGTAAGCCGGGTAGGTCACCGGCGAAACGTCGAGCAATCGGCTGAAACGGTGGATGGTCCGCACGATCAGTCCGTCGTCGTCTTCCATCCATTCGTCACCGTCAGGCGCAACCCGGAACGCAAAGCTGGATCCGGTGATGTCACCCCGGGTCAGCGGAGCCAACACCAGGTCCCGGACGGACTGGGTGTCTGGCGGATTGATGTCGTAACGAAGGCCCTCGGCGTCAACCGAAAGCTCCAGCGTCCCGCTGCGAGTGCGCCCCAGCACAAAGTTGGGATCGTGGTTGAATAGGGCGCGGACATCGTCGCCGAGCACGTCATCGAAGGCGCCCGGGGCGATCTCTTCTTTGAACATGCCCAGGATCATTTCACTGCGCTTATTGAAGACCGCACCATGCCCGACGATGCGGGCCGGCTGTCCTTCCTCGGTTTCTTCGGCACGCACCTCACACAGAAGGGCGCGCTTCTCGACTTCGCTCATGAGGTGGGTTCCTCGTCATCGTTGGGGGTGTCGGATTGATTCAGGGCGCTCAGGGGCTGGGCGTTCACACTGACCAGCATCTGGTCCAGACCATCCCGTGGATTCATGTCCTCGAGCACTCGGACTTCGTTGCGATCCATCCAGCCGTCGTTGATCGCGGCGCGATAGAACTCGGCTCGTTCTTTCGCGGTACCGCGCAGCAGACCGGCAAGGTTGAACTTGCAGTAGTAGCCAGCGGCACGCTCGGCGCGAGTGAATACCCGGCGGTTGATTTCCTGCTCCCAGTTCACAACCCACGGCATCATGGTGTGGCGCACGAACTGAATGGCCTGTTCGCTGATATTGGAGAAAGTGGCCTTGTCCAGGTCGTTGATCATGTGGGCCGGCACGTTGAAGATGCCGGCAACCTCGGAGCGGTTCAGCTTCCGGGTTTCCAGGAACTGGGCATCCTCGGGCGGAATGGTGATCGACTTGTAGTCGAGATCCGCCGGGAGCATCAGCGTCTTGTTCTCGCTGGCTTTCAGCTTTGAGACCGCGTTGTTCCAGGCGGTTTTCAGGCGCTCCCAACTGTCCTTCTGAAGCGAGTCCTTCACTGAGATCAGGCCGGTAGGGCGGCCGCCACCGGTAAAGAAATCCTTGCCGTAGCGTTGAGCCGCCAGCCCCAGACCGATGGTTTCGGCGTGTTGCCGGATCAGGCTTTTGCCGGTCCGGCCATCGGAGCCCAGGGCGCGGACGTGGATCATGTCCTCGAGGGCGACGGCGCGGCTGCCTTCGTCTTCCTCGGTAACTGCGTAGAGCCAGCGGTTTCCATTCTTGACCAGCTGCGTTTCCCAGGGACGGCGGGTGACGAGTTCGCGAAGCTCTCCGTTCGGGCTGCGCACGGTCTGGGTGTATCCGTTGCCCCAGCCGAGGACGTGGCTCTGTTTGGTTTCCCGCCACTTGTAGCTGGTCTGCCACTCATTGGGCTCATCGTGAAGCAACCAGTAAGCCGGGTGATCCTTGGCCGCCTCGATGTTGTCGCCCTTTTTCCGCATGACGTGAAGCGGCAGCTGGCCGATGGACGAGGACAGAACGTACATGCAGGAGTAGACCGCCGAGAGAGTCAGGGCAGACTGGTTATCAACCTGGATACCGATATTGGTGTCGAAGTACTCCGCCAGATTCTGGCCAGTCAGAGGCGTACTCGGATCCTCAAGTGAGCGGGATTCAGGGGCAAACAGGGACTCAAGCATTATTTCTTACCTCCGCCAGCGTTGCGCTTGGAGGCGCGGGCAGCCGCCAGAGCCATGACGAGCATCAGTCCGCCAGCAGCGATAAGGGCATCAGCCAGGCCGAATCTGAGATACAGGCCATAGGTCATCGCCCCGAAACCGGC